GCATGCCCACTCTCAACAGTACAAGATAATGTATTAACAATAACACCATTGGTAGTAGCTTTATTAGAATTAGTAGGTAATTCAACCGGTATATCCAGGGTTGACTTAATACTCATATTAGAATTCTCTCGAATGGTTGATAATGTATATGGATTCTTAATGTATTCTACTAAATCATCGAAATAGTCACTCTCAATAATACTTTTAAACAATACGATTTCGTCTAAATTAATTGAGTACTCGATATCTATAAATGTGGCAGAATCAAATGGGTTAAATACAGATGCGTTTATACGAGTGTTTCTTGTTAATTCGTCGGCTAATTTTGTGTAATAAATCATCTCATTATCATCTCCAGTATTTAAGTTTTCTTTTGGAACAATTGTTATTGTTGTGTTATTTACATCATCTCGTATTGAAAGAAAGTAAGGGTCTTCGTGTGTGTTTTCTTCATTATTACTTTTCTGTGAGACTCCCTTTTTTATAATATGATAATATTCAGGTCCTCCTGTAAATTCTACTCGGTTATTTTCTGGATTCGCATTTACATTCTTTAAAATATTTATAATTTTATCCATTTTCTCTCGATATTCGAGAGAAGACTGATAAATTTGAACAAGTTCATTTAATAAAGAATAATTTGATACTTTGTGCAACGACGTTTTCAAAGTTTGACGAAACATTGTATAAAACATATTTTCAGCCCGCAACTTATCAATATAATCAACTCGTTGTTTATCCGTTTCAGTAGACGTAGCGACAATAATATCTGTCTGATAAGAGTTAGATTTCTCACCTTTTGTTAAATATTGAGGAGCAACAAGTGTTGGAAGGTTGTACCCAAATTTCATATTATGTCTATTTGCTTCTATTTCGGGAATAGGTTCGGACAATTGAACAAATTGATTTGTTTCAGTTAAAATACCAACTACATGACTGTCTTCTACTATTTTTCGGTGTGGTCTGCATGGTATATATTTAACCATTTTGGTTCGCGAGGAACGATTGTATTCCCCAAGTTTAATAAGAAACTTAATTGTTGGGACGTATGAATTCCATATGGGTGATGTAGTTTCATCATTCATCAACTTGTATGATAATTGGGGAAGTAAAGATGATGGATAACATGGAACAAAAACCCCATTATCTGAAATATCAGAACCAGGTTCATGTGCCATTACACCAATAATCTTACCATGAAAATTCATTATTTGAGTTATAATTGAATATTTGAGAGAAACCAATGTTTTTACAAGAGTTTCAAGTAATATGGGTGTCTCATAATTATCCATAACAGTTTTAATGGGACGACAATTATCCATGAATGGTTTAATAACCTGGTCAATCAACTGCTTTACTGATGGAGGTAGGGTTGAACTTTTTTCGTGGAATAACGGAATAATTGTTGAGGATGGCCCAACACTGTAAGAAAATATCGGCTCATAATAGTTTTGACGTTTCAGTAAAATCAACCACGGTTTTACATGATTATATGGTTTCAAAGAATAATGATTCGTCGGGCATACAAGTTCAATGTTATTAGTAATATCACTGTCAGGAATATTGAATAGGGCAATATTAACTCCCTTTGAAAATATTACGGGATTAGCTGTACTAATTAAATCCCAAAGCCATGTATGGTCAATAACAATTTGGTCGTCTGAAAGAAAATGAATAAATTGTGAAAAAGCATAAACAACTCGACGATAATAAATAGATTGTTCAATTTCATCTGTAAGTTTTGTATAAAGAATAGATGGATACTGACTATTAAGTTCTCTCAATGAAACTGAATTCGAATCCACGTCCATTGGTACTTCACTTAATTTGGCAAACGTTGTGACAAGATTTCCATTTTGAAGTCTCATAAATAAATCAATCCCATATTCTCCCGACGGTAATGGAGAAGTCGACTGAAGCTGATTAATAATCGTCTTTTTAAATTCTTTAATAGACAATGGAGTTTCTGTTTTCTTTCGAGAAGAATAAAACCACGACGCAACTGAAATACTGGCAATGAATGACTGGGTTTGACTTTGCTCAACACCGTATCTCAAAAAGCATGGATGGTCTGGTTTCAGTAATTTATTTTCCACACTTGTATAGCAGTCAGAATTGAATGTTTTTAGTATTTGTTGCATAGGAATAGGCAGATACCCCCATCTTCCTTGCTGTACAGGAAGAACATCTGGAGACAATATGTACGCATTATTTTTTGGAATGGTGTATTCATATACTTCCTTTTCCTGTATTTCTGGTATTTTCTGGACAGGTTTTACGGATTGCTTTTTCTGGGTCTGGGTGTTAGTAGCACGTTTATTATTATTAATAATAGCAGGAACTTGTACATTGGATGTATTATTGTTTGATTTTTCCAAACATTGCTTATTTTCTTCTATACGTTTAGCCGTATTCCATTTTTTAAAGCAGCATGGCAGGCAATGCCCCTTTGGATGTTTTCCACTTATTAAACCAGGAAACGCAGTATCACGTGTATCGGTAAAATCATAAATGTATCTATTATGCGAAACAGTAATATCTGTTGGCTTTAATATTTTCCCACAACTTTGATGTTCTATTTTTTGTCCATTTTTGTCCCTAACTATATGTTCAAGCTCCCCCGTTTTTGGGTCTTTAGTGAGTTCATGTGGGTAAATCGGCTTGTTTGTTTTGAGGCACCAATAACGAGGGCACATATAATTACGGGTTGTCTCGGGGGTTGAACCATATGTAACAACATCTTCAGGACGTAAAAATCCAGGGTTTTTCTTTTTAATGTCATTCAATTCGGCATCGCCCACAATAACTGGTTGACGATTACTGTTTAATTGACATAAACGTGCGTACGAATTGAATTTTCCAGATGCGGCTTTGAGTATTAATTCGGGGTCGTTTTTTTCAATTTCGTTTTGAAAGTACAATTTTAAAGACTTGGGAATTTTCTTAAGAAGTTTTTCATTTAGTTCTGCGTCTGATAAAGCATCAATTAGTGTATCATTATCATTATTGTTCGTATCTAATTCCGACTCGGAACCAGAATCATTTTCACTGTCATCAAGTATATCAATATCAATATCAATATCATCTTCATCATTATTATTACCACCTTCTTGATCAGAATTATCATCGCTGAATCCTTCTTCATCGCTGAAATTTTCTTCATCGCTTAATAAATCAATGTCAATGTTAAACTCTTCCAAGTCATCATGTTCATCTACTGACTTATTTAAATCATTCTTTTCTTGTTCGTCTTCTTGTTTGTCTACATCTTCATCGTCGTCTGAAAAAAAGTCAATCACTTCGTTTTCGAATTCAACGAGTTCATTAATTTTCCCAATTTTATCAGGTTGAGCATTCGCAATAAGTGAAATATCATCAATTGTATTGATTATCTCAGATGACCCCTTACATAATTTAATAAATGGCTTTACATTTGTTGGACGTTTCATTGCTTGCATAACTACATGAATGTAAAATGGAATTGTATCCAGATATTGAATATGATTTATTTTGTCAATTGTTATCATAATCTTATCAGATTTGTACCCAATTGTTGTTTTAAACCCCGGGCTATATTTAACCGTTTTCAGTTTTTTATTTGACCGACTTAGTGTTTTAAGTTCGGATGAGAATTTTCGTATGATTTGTTTTACTTCATCGTTGTTAATGGTTGGGTATTTTTGAATAATATTAGCTATAATACTTGAATGTGGCTGACCCGCATTTATTTTTTCAATAATTTCCGATTCATGAGCAAGAGTATCGATGAAATTATGAATACGTTTGAAACGAAATACTTGTTCAGTTACCTTTACATTTGCCTTTTTATTTTTGGCATCTGTTAATTCATTCTCCAAGTTTACAGACTGTAATGATGTATCAGTCATAAACACATTTGACATACACGCTAAAAACGGTTTTAATTTAGACTGAGGGACATAGTCAAACTCAAACGCATAATTTATTGAATGTATGTGTAAACGAGGGTCATTAAATGACTTGAAAAATGGAATAAACGATAAATTGTACCCAATAGTATGAATAGTTTGAATAAGCGGAGTAGTTATTTCATTAAGTATATGTTCAGCGTCTTGTTTAGAATGAGGACTATCAAAATCCATTTTAACAGATATACTTCCAGTATGCGTTAACTCGCATATACATTCATATGTAGTACGGTTTAATGTATATGTGGTAAATACATACAACACGTGTTGATTATTTTGCTGCTTTATAATTGATAATATATCTCGCTTTGGCATAATAGGAATTTTACGCCCGTCTACTGATACTTTATAAGCCGTATACAAACGAATAATTGGGTCATGGCGCTTTGTTATATTGCGACCAATTAATGGAAACATATTTGTAGCATGAAGTTGTTTAATAATAATATCAAGAGGTACTACGGAATGTCCGTAAGGAATAATCTCGGCATGAATATGCGTAATTCCGTCGTTAATTGATTTAACTTGTTCTACATTTTTCGAAATACTGTAAAATGCTGAGATTGCCTTAGATTGCAACTTGATGTTTTTAGCTCGTGTTTGAGTTTCTTCATTTATAATTCTTCTTGACGAAATTAAATCATCAATAGACTGAATGTTATTGGCATATAAATAAGGATAGTATGTGAAAATAGTACTAATTAATGTCTGTCCTTTTTTGGACAATTCTGGCAACAAATCATTGGCAACGTGGAGAAAAATAGTACGGTTTTGGGGAAGTCCACCGTTCATAAATATATTGGAATTTAAAAGTTGGTCATTTCGTAACACACTTGACTCCGAATCACTCATTTCAGTAGTCTGAAGTACATGAGTTGCGTATGGATTAGCCAATCCTGAAAATGAGTTACTTTCTGTAATATTTGAAACACCAATGGGTTTTACACACCGATGTAATTTTGTTGATTGTATATCATTTGTGATTCCGAGTTTACCCATGATTATATTAAACGTAATTTGGTCAATTGTAGTTGCTTCATGTGATTGTTCTTCTTGATTTTCCGGAACATCAAATAATCCAGACGTACTTAAATCAATGTCTAAAATATTGCGTAGAATTTGCTCAAGTTTGAACCTGGCATTTGGTATGTTTATCAAAGGAGTTGGTGTTTTTGAATTTGGTGTCCATTGTAGCATATTTAAAATAGCGTCTGCTTGTACTGGTTCTAAATACTCGGCATATGCGTACATTTCATCAATCGACATTTCTCTCGATTTCAATAACAACTGATTGAATAATTTCAGTTTAATGGCCTCAATAGTGTCGTCTTTGTAAATAAATTCTGGACACATGGTAATTTTTGGGAGTGGAGTGGGTAGTTCGTCATTAGAAAAAAATTCAGATATAGTGGGAGATAAACCAGTGGTATTGGTATTATTCCCATAAAATACAAATATTTCTGTCACAACACCGTCAACTATTCGGTGAATTTTATAAATATCAGGGGATGGATTTAGCATTATAAATATTAGAGTATAAACACTATTATTATAAACACTATAAATAAAAATAACAACAATAAATTATTATATAATTTAATGTTTTTTTTTAATACAATTAATAAATTAAAATTATACGTAAAACATGAAGATGTGAAGTACTTATCAAATAAGTGGTTTGGTATTTATCAGATGTACTACATACCAGATAAGTCACCAGATAAGTCACAGAAAACAATCATGCGAATAGATAAATTCATAAATAATGGGCTTTTCGGAACTACCCTATGGGGTGATGTAAAACCAATTGCTGGAGTAGATGTCGTAATTAATACATCTGAACAACTATCTTGTGTGGAATATTATATGATTAATGATGCCCGATTTGCCAGGTCACATAATAATATGTATGGCGAACCATTATCAATAGAAGAATCACATCTAATTAAAGATATTGTATTTGAATATGTCGATAATATATCGAAAACTCATAACATGAAAAAGATCCAACTTGATATACATTGTAATTTAAAAGAATACTCCAATATAAAACAATACGGCTATGAATTAACAGATATTGAAACAAATGATAATCCATTTTGGATTAAAACGTTCAAAAAACTCTAATTTATTATCTGGTTCTTATTGGTTCATAATGACCACCAGACCAAGTTATATTTATACAGTTAACACAATTAGTATTGTCATATGGAGTAAAAATTATTTTACTTCCATTTCTATCACGGATATTATGGACTATTATTTTAGTATTCCATATTTTACAAGCCGCTTGTATTTCTATTGCACCACCCCACGTGCTATTGTTTCTCATACGTGTTATATAATTTGGTTGTTCAAAAGACAATATAAGTTTCGTGTCCAGTCCTTCAATTATTGTACCACCGCGTTCTAAATAATTACATATTCGTTGGCGTATAGTATTACCGTCTTGACGGAAAAAATAACTCATACTATTAAATAAACAACTCATGTACCAAGTTCTTTTACTTTATATAAAATATTTTTTATATAATAGAAATAGATTTTTAGATAATGTTATGTTTTTATGAAATTAATAAAATAATTCAACAATTTCAACCGTTTTTTCGCTACGATTATCAACCCAGTATTGGATTTGCTGTTTAAGTTTAAATATTCGGTCAGTCCATTCAGTTTGCTTAGTTTTTACAATAGTCATGACTCCTAATTTATTTAATATCCAACAAGATTTAACAGTATTTCCATGTTGGTACTTTTTGATTGAAGTCATTGTTAATAATACATGTAGAATTATTCATACTTGTATATCATTTTTATTCCTATTTAATTCGTTTTTCTTCTTTTTAATTCATAATCAAAATCTTTTTTTGTAAGCTTGTACCCCCAATGCTGAAGGACTTGTCGAATTTTTGGACTAATTGTGTTATCGTCATATTTACCATCCTTTTTCAGTATTTGAGTGACTAAAAATCTCATAAATCTACCTTTACAACCAGCCAAGTTCTTCCATCTTTGAATTTGACGTTTATCATCTTCACTTCGCTTACCCATGAAAAAATCACAGTACCATTCTACCCAACCATATGGATGACTTTTAATTATCCAATCCTTTGATTCCCAAAATTCAAGAGTTGTACCAACTTTGACATTGTATTTATTTTTACTATTATCATACCCATTTGACGATAAATTTTCTTCTGGAATTCCTTTCCACCATGAAGATGGGTAATTTTTATGACGATTACGAAGCGTCGTTTTGTAAAATTTTGACTTTATGGGTCTCCAGTAGGTTCCACCAAAGCTTCCCAACTTAAACATATCTCTGGGTGATAAATTTGGGCTAAAGTCTGGATAATCTGAAAAATAAAACTTTCCACTTTTTTTAGAAACATCGGTCCTTTTCTTTTTTGTGGTTTTATAATTTTGTTTTTGAGACCCCCCAGTTTTAAACCTATAAATTCTACCTTTTCGGTACTTTTCACTTTGGGCATTTTTCAATCGTTTTGAACTGAGTTCTTTAAATGTGATTGGTGTTTTTTTCGTAATTCTTTTTGTGGGGCGATACACGTCAGACTTGTATTTATATCCAACGTCCCCTCTTTGATTTTTCCATTCTTCTTTGAACCATCTGGATAATCCTTTCTTTTGAGTATGTTTTCCTTTATATGGACTACGACGTGGGTATTTTTTGCTAAACGTTGATTTATATTTTTTTACTATAATTCCACTTCGATAAGCACTATGTTTTGGAATATCTTTTTTTACTTGATTTTTTATTTTATTGTACAATTTACAATCACTTGGAACAGGCATATTTTATCTACTGTGCTATATAATATTAACTATATTATATAGAAACAACCCCCAACTTTTGAAATATAAAATTAATTATTATTTATGAATTATTCAACCGCGCGAGCAGCCATATACGACGCTGAATTATATGCTTGTGCTATACTTGACGCATAAGTTTTCATGATAATAATTATTAATAATAAAAGTACACTAAATGTGAAAATGTACCATATATGTCGAGCCGTTACAACTTTGTCGCTACTTGTTCTGCTATCGTTGTTAATTTCCGACATGGAAATATGAGCAATTGAGTCTTCTATTTTAGTTCTTTCTCTCAATAATTTTTTATACATGTGAGATAATTCTTCTGAACCAGTTGTTGTTTTACTTAGTCTCGTTTTTAGAGATGTTTCCTGAACAGACGCCGCATTCAGCAACTTTTGGTTAATTTTATTTAAGATTTTATTGTATCTTTTAAGAACAGATAAGTAAATCATCTCCTTAGGCACAATTGCCTTGGTTGATTCATGGCGAGAAACATTTCCCTTGCCGGAACGAAGAACACACCTGCCTGTACTTGGTGTAAACGTAGCTCCACTGCATTCCAGTTCAGAAGCACACGCAACTTGACATAATTCTGGGGTAGCAACAGAACTGGTTTTTAATCGAGTGTCACTTATGAATTGGGCATTTGGAATAGTTCCAAAGAGTGAGTCGTCGTTTGGATTTTTTGCTCGGCTCTGAATGTAGTTAATATAGTCGGCTTGAGCCTGCTCGTATTTTGTTAAAACCGAATCATATTTGGCTGTAAGAGTTTCTAAATCTAATGAGGATAATGTTTTTTTTGGCATTATTAATTATATAATATACGAACAAAAATGTTATATAATAATAATTATATATATAATAGCAT